ATACCCCATACCCCCTAACACGCACAAATAACTCCACATTTTTCCCAATCTTTCCCACGAATTACACAGCTCTTACACGCAATCAATTACCGCAAAACCTTGTCCATCCTGTCCATCCTGTCCAAACACCCCCACCCCTCACGAATTACACATGCCGGTCAATCCAAACCCACCTAGAAACACCCCCCGTCATGGGACCCAAACCTCCCCTTGCACAAAGATATATTTTTCTGTTACATTTGAAACAACTGCCGAAGGAGCCTTCGCTGACATGGACCAGATAATGCCGAACATCGAGGAAAACATTCCTCTGCCGCAGAACGCCAGAGAGGCGTTCCCAGAGCTATCGCCTGCTGAAGAACTGCAGATGCGGGCCAATGTCATCAAGCTCATGTCCGACCTGACAGGTCAGGAACTCACCCCCACCAAAGAAAACGCCGAACAAGCTACAGCCCTAGCTCGTCAGATGGCATCTGACCCCGCCCATAGACCCGAGTTTGCTAACTACCCCAATGAAACATTAGCGTTTCTTGCAGGTATGGTCGCTCAGATGAACGTGTCCATCGTGGATGAGTTGTCTGACCTAAAAATGTATGTGGTGAATAAGCTTGTGCATGAGGTGGAGCATGCTCGGGACCCCAAAGTAAGGGTTGCCGCACTATCTAAATTGGGTGAAGTAGACGGCGTAGACGCATTTAAGAAACGCTCAGAGGTTACACACAAGATTTTGACTGCCGAAGAGGTAGAAAAAGAGCTTTTGGAGACCTTACAAAGCCTCGAGAATAAGGTCATCGACGTTGAAGCTCGTGAAGTGATAAAGAACGATGCAAAAACTGACGCCTGAAGCTATTTTTAAGCTGCGGCAAGCCTTGCCAGCCATGCCTGACAAGCAGAAAAGACGCACGCTTGAGCTTTTGAAACAGTACGATGCCCAGATGACCCAGAGTTTGGGTAAGGAGAGCTTCCTTGACTTCATACAGCATGTCTATCCGGGCTATAAAGTCGGACCTCACCATCTTAAACTTATTCAAATCTTCGAAGATATTGCTGCAGGCAAGAAAAAACGCGTCATTGTTAATATTGCTCCACGACACGGTAAGTCTGAGCTCATATCCTATCTTGCGCCCGCATGGTTTCTCGGTAAATATCCTCAGAAAAAAATTATCATGGGGTCTCACACGGCAGATTTGGCTGTTAACTTTGGCCGTCGTGTGCGTAACCTCGTTGGATCGGACGCTTATAAGGGCATATTTCCGCAAGTCGAGCTTCAAAGTGACTCAAAATCCGCTTCTCGCTGGGGTACGAATTTTAATGGTGAGTATTTTGCTATCGGTGTCGGCGGTGCTCTTGCTGGCCGTGGTGCTGACCTGTTCATTATTGATGATCCCCACTCAGAGCAGGAGGCTAAGACAGGCAGGCCAGACGTTTTCCTACCTGCTTGGGAATGGTTCCAGTCAGGCCCTTTGCAGCGTCTTATGCCGGGAGGCGCAATCATTATTGTGATGACACGTTGGTCCAAATTGGACCTGACGGGAATGATTGTTCAGCAGACTGAACGCAATGAAGACGTAGATGCGTGGGAAGTGGTCGAGTTCCCTGCCATTAAGGAAGATGGAGAGGCGCTTTGGCCAGAATTCTGGGATGTTGAGGAGTTGCTGGCCAAAAAAGCTGCTCTGGACATCCGGTATTGGAACGCGCAGTACATGCAGAAGCCCACTTCAGAGGAGGGGGCGCTGATTAAGCGTGAATGGTGGCAAATTTGGGAAAAGGAGAACCCTCCCGAGTGCGAGTTCATCATTATGTCGCTCGACGCGGCTCAGGAAGCCACTACCAGAGCAGACTATAACGCATTGACGACGTGGGGCGTGTTCTACAACGAGGAAACTCAGAATTTCGCCATCATTCTCCTGAATGCGATCAAGAAACGCATGGAGTACCCAGAACTAAAGAAGCTGGTGCTGGAGGAGTACAGGGAGTGGCAGCCAGATGCGTTCATGGTTGAGAAGAAATCTAACGGATCGGCGCTGTATCAGGAGTTTAGGCGCATGGGCGTGCCTGTAGGGGAGTTTACTCCGGGCAAAGGTCAGGACAAAATAGCGCGAGTGAACGCGGTGTCCGACTTGTTTGCATCTGGCATTGTGTTTGCGCCCGACCGTAGGTGGGCTAAGGAAGTAATAGAAGAGTGCAACGACTTCCCAGCTGGCACCAACGACGACTTGGTGGACTCTACAACACTCGCACTGTTAAGATTCCGGCAGGGTGGGTTTTTACGGCTTCCGACCGATGAGCCGGAAGATAACTTTTTGAAACAGTACCGCAAGAAAGCCGCGTACTATTAAGGATGCATCATGGCAACGAATATTGACAAAGCTCTGTACGAGGCTCCCCAAGGGCTAGATCAGTTGGGCGGCATGGAGGAGCCAATCGAGATTGAGATCGAGGACCCTGAGTCCGTACGCATCCAAGCCGGTGACGTAGAGATCGAGATTGAGCCAACGAATGAAGACGATGACTTCAGTAGGAACCTAGCCGAAGACATCCCTGATGATGTTCTTGCCACACTCGCGGGCGAGTTGATCGGAGATTTTGAGTCTGATATAGCCGCTCGTAAAGATTGGGTGCAGACCTACGTTGATGGTCTGGAGCTTTTGGGCTTGAAGATTGAAGAGAGGTCTGAGCCGTGGCCCGGCGCTTGCGGCGTGTATCACCCGCTGCTGACCGAAGCAGTTGTGAAGTTCCAAGCTGAGACCATGATGGAGACATTCCCTGCGATGGGGCCTGTCAAGACGAAGATCATCGGCAAAGAAACCCCTGAGAAGAAAGACGCTGCGGAGCGGGTTCAGGAAGACATGAACCATCAGCTCACGGACGTGATGAAGGAGTACAGGCCTGAGCATGAGCGCATGCTGTGGGGCTTGGGCCTTGCGGGTAACGCGTTCAAGAAGGTGTATTTTGACCCGTCGCTTGATCGTCAGGTGTCTATGTACGCGCCAGCGGAAGATGTGGTCGTGCCTTATGGTGCGTCGAGCCTTGCTGATGCGGAGCGTATCACGCACGTGATGCGCAAGAACAAGAACGATCTTAAGCGGCTGCAGCACGAGGGCTTCTACCGTGATATTGACTTGGGTGAACCCACCCAGACAATGGACGAAGTTGAGAAGCGTATCGCGGAGAAAATGGGCTTTCGGGCGACGCAGGATGACCGGTTCAAACTCTTGGAGATGCAGGTCGATCTAGACCTCAAAGGCTATGAACACAAAGACGAAGACAGCGGGGAAAAGACAGGTATCGCGCTACCGTACATCGTCACGATTGAAAAGGGCACTACGAACATCCTTGCGATCCGCCGCAACTGGGAGCCGGACGACGAACTCTGCCAAAAACGCACCCACTTCGTCCATTACGGTTACATTCCCGGCTTTGGCTTTTACAATTTTGGCCTTGTTCACCTCATTGGTGCTTTTGCTAAATCTGGCACTTCTATTCTTCGTCAGCTTGTTGACGCTGGAACTCTATCTAACCTCCCCGGTGGTTTTAAAACTAGAGGACTCCGCACCAAAGGTGATGACACCCCGATCTCCCCCGGCGAATTCCGTGATGTAGATGTTCCTAGCGGCACGATGCGTGACAACATCATGCCTCTGCCGTACAAGGAGCCATCGCAGGTCTTGGCGGCGCTGCTCAACCAGATCATTGATGAAGGCCGCAAGTTCGCTGGCGCTGTGGAGTTGCAGACGTCGGACATGTCGGCGCAAGCTCCGGTGGGCACGACTCTGGCCATCCTTGAGCGTCAGCTCAAGACGATGTCGGCTGTTCAGGCACGCATCCACTACTCGATGAAGCAAGAGTTCAGGCTCTTGAAGAACATCATCCGTGACTACACTCCTCCTACGTACAGCTACGAGCCTATTGAGGGTGGGCGTCGTGCGAAGCAGTCTGACTACGATCAGGTCGATGTCATCCCGGTGAGCGATCCGAACGCTGCGACTATGGCGCAGAAAGTTGTTCAGTATCAGGCTGCGTTGCAGCTTGCGCAAACTGCGCCTCAGTTGTATGACCTGCCTCTCTTGCACCGCCAGATGCTCGACGTGCTGGGCATCAAGAACTACCAGAAACTTGTGCCGATACACGATGACATGAAGCCTCGTGACCCTGTCACAGAGAACCAGAACTTGCTGATGAATAAGCCCGTTAAAGCGTTCATGTACCAAGATCACAAGGCTCACATCGCTGTTCACATGGCTATGGCGCAAGACCCCAAAGTTCAACAGCTGGTTGGCCAGAACCCTCAGTTGATGCAGCAGATTATGGCAGCAGGTTCAGCCCACATTGCTGAGCACTTGGGTATGGAGATGCGCAAGCAGATTGAGCAGTCGATGGGCCAGACCCTGCCTCCGTACAACGAGGACGCGGACGAGATCGACATGTCTCCAGAGATGGAGGTGCAGGTGTCTCAGATGGCTGCGCAGGCTGCACAGCAGTTGTTGCAGCAGCATCAGCAAGAAGCCCAGCAGCAGAAGAACCAGCAGATGCAGCAGGACCCACTCATCCAGTTGCAGCAGCAAGAACTCCAGCTTAAAGCCCAAGAGCAGCAACGCAAGGCGGCTAAAGATCAGGCGGATGTCATGCTCAAGCAGGCGCAGTTGCAGATTGAGCGTGAGCGGATCAATGCACAGCAGGAGACTGAAGGCGTGAAGATCGCTATGAAGGCGCAAGCTGACAAACAGCAGCGTGACCACACGCACGAGCAGGCTGGCTTCACAACCGGCATGGACATGCAGAAGCACCAGATGATGCTCAACACGCAGAAAGAGATCGCCCGTATGCAGGCTGAGAGCCGGGCAAGACAGCAACAGAAACCAAAGAAAGGTGACTGATGTACCAAATTAAACAAGCGCTGGAGGCAATAGTCCAGCAGATTGACCAGAAGGTCAAACAAATTGAGGAGAACTTGGGAGCCAAATCTGCCAAGGACTACTCTGACTACTGCGAGCAATGTGGGGTTATTACAGGTCTACTCACAGCACGTAGAAACATCACAGACCTGACAAAAAACATGGAGAACTCGGATGAGTGAAACACCAACGTTGGATTTGAGTCAAGCAGTCGATCTATCGGCCTTGATGCATAAGAAAGCAGAGGAAAAAGCGAAGCAGTTACCCAAACCATCGGGCTATCGGATTCTTTGCGCTATCCCAGAGGCGGATGCAAAGTATGAGGACAGCGAGGTTGGTTTGATCAAAGCAGATGAAACCATGCGCAACGAAGAGACGCTCACAACCGTCTTGTTTGTCGTAGAGCTTGGCCCAGACTGTTACAAAGATACAACAAAGTTCCCCACAGGACCTTGGTGTAAAAAAGGCGACTTCATCTTGGTCCGGCCCTACGCTGGCTCACGATTGGTCATCCACGGTAGAGAGTTCCGCATCATCAACGACGATACCGTAGAAGGTATTGTTGACGACCCACGCGGCATCAAACGCAAATAAGGAGCGCACATGCCTAAGTTTAGCGATAGTTATAAGTTCCCCGACGAGCAAGATGACAAGGCTAAAGCCGAAGACACTCTTGATATCTCGATTGAGGAAGATGACGCAGAGATCAAAATCGACGTCAAAGATGACACACCTGCCGAAGATCGGTTCGTAGAACCTCTTCCGAACAGTATCAAAGAGGACTTGGAGAAAGCCGACGACTCTGAAGATTACTCCCATAACGTGAAGCTCAAATTCAAGCAGTACAAGAAGGCTTGGCACGACGAGCGTAGGGAGAAAGAGGCCGCATTGCGTGAGCAACAGGAGGCTTTGGCCGTTGCCCAGCGTATTCTCGACGAGAACCGCAAGCTCAAAAGCGTACTGCAGTCAGGCGAAAAAGAGCTTATTTCCACATATCAGACTAGCGCTGAGATGGAGGTAGATAAGGCTAGCCGCAACTACAAGGAAGCCTACGATTCAGGCGATTCCGACAAACTACTTGAAGCTCAGCAGGAGATGATCCGTGCTCAGCTTAAGCTTGATAAAGCAAAAAATTTCAAGCCTACTGTACAAAACGAAGAAAATGATGTACAACTCACCCCACAGAGGCCTCAAAACCCTCAAATGGACCCGAAAGTTGCGTCATGGGTGTCAAAAAACCCGTGGTTCGTTGATCAAAATAAACGATCTATGCGCAGATATGCTGAAGGCGTCCACGAGGATTTGGAAGCTAGATATGGTCGAGGTTTCGTCGGTACAGATGAGTACTATGAAGCGATAGACAAAGAAGTTCAACGCCGATTCCCAGAAGAATTTGCTAGCGCTTCTACTAACGATGAGGACGAAAAACCTCAGCGTACAAAACCAAGCACGGTGGTCGCACCAGCGAAACGGAGCACCGCTCCTAAAAAAGTGGTTCTTTCTAAGACGCAGGTGGGCTTGGCAAAGAAATTTGGATTAACCAACGAGCAATATGCTCGTGAACTCATGAAATTGGAGGCCTAAAATGGCTGAAAGCAGATTACAACGCGAGATTACAAGTAGAACTTCTCAAGAGCGCCCCAAGCAGTGGCAGCAGGCGGAACTTCTACCGGAACCCGATAAGGCTCCGGGCTTTGCGTACAGATGGATTCGGGTTTCTACTTTGAATGCTGCTGATCCTCGTAACCTCTCCGCTAAATTGCGCGAAGGTTGGGAGGTGGTGAGTGTTGAAGAGCAGCCCAAATTTAAACTGCTAGTCGATCCCAATAGCCGTTTCAAAGACAGCATTGAGATTGGCGGATTGTTACTTTGCAAGACTCCTTCTGAGTTTGTCGCACAGCGGACGAAGCATTTCACCGACATGACGCGAGCACAGGAAGAGGCTGTGGATAACAATTTGATGCGTCAAAGCGATGCGCGGATGCCGATTTTCAATGAGCGGAAATCTTCGACGAGCTTTGGCAAAGGCACTTAAATCTTTATAGGAGTCTTAAATGGCTTATCCCGTTATTGCGGCCCCTTACGGCCTAAAGCCGATCAATCTGATCGGTGGTCAAGTATTCGCAGGTTCCACCCGTGAATACTCGATCCCTTACGCTTACGCAACCGATATTTGCTATGGTGACATCGTTGGATTGTCCCGTGGTAACCTCGCGCGTTTGTCCGTGTCTACCGGTACTGTAGGTACTGTAGCCGGTGTGTTCTTGGGTTGCTCGTTTACGAGCCCCGTCACTAAGCAAAAGCAATTCTCGCAGTTCTGGCCAGCCGGTACTACTGCGGGTGATGCGGTTGCTATCGTTTGTGATGATCCAGATACAGTCTTTAAAGCTGTGATCTGCTCGTCCGGCACCACCGTTGCGTCTGGCGCTCGCGCCATGATCGGTCAAAACTTGGCCATGATCAACAACAGCGGCAATTTGAACTCCGGTGACTCGCTCAATGCGCTGTTGGCTCCGACCGACACCCCAGCGACGACTGATGCTCTGCCTATCCGTGTACTCGGTTTGGTTCCTGATACTGTTGTTTCGCTTGGCACTGCCACGTACTCCAGTATTTCGACCGCTACCGTTACCTGCTCGGCTCTGCCTTTCGCTCTGCCCGTTGGTACCGATGTGGGTTCGTTGGCCGCTAACGGTCAATACATCCCCTCTGGCTCCTTTGTAGATACCGCTGCCGCTGCTGGTGCAACTTCGTTCATTCTGAACCAAGCCCCTGTTGCCGCATTTGCCGCAAGCTCTACACTGGTGTTCAACCAATTCCCAGAACTTCTGGTTAAGTTGAACTTTGGCCAGCACGAATATTACGCAGCAACCGCTACGGCCTAATAAGGAGCTAAATCATGGCTATTTCACGCGCACAACTACTCAAAGAACTGCTCCCCGGTCTGAACGCTTTGTTCGGTTTGGAGTATGCACGTTACGGCGAAGAGCACAAAGAAATCTACGAAACCGAGACTTCTGAGCGTTCATTCGAAGAAGAGACCAAACTGTCTGGCTTCTCTGCTGCACCTGTTAAGAACGAAGGCTCTGCCATCGCTTATGACAACGCACAAGAAGCATGGACTGCTCGCTACAACCACGAAACCATTGCTTTGGGCTTCAGCTTGACTGAAGAAGCTATCGAAGACAACTTGTATGACTCGTTGTCCGCTCGTTACACCAAAGGTCTGGCTCGTGCTATGGCCTACACCAAGCAGGTTAAAGCTGCTGCTGTGTTGAACAACGGCTTCTCCGCTGCCTACACTGGCGGTGACGGCGTCGCTCTGTTCTCCAGCGCACACCCGCTGGTCTCTGGTGGTACTAACAGCAACATCCCATCTACCCCTGCCGACTTGAACGAAACATCGTTGGAAAACGCTGTGATTCAGATCGCTGCTTGGACTGATGAACGTGGCCTGTTGATTGCTGCTAAACCCAAGAAATTGATCGTTCCTTCTGCGCTGCAGTTCACGGCAACTCGTTTGCTGGAAACTGAACTCCGCGTCAGCACTGCTGACAACGACATCAACGCGTTGAAGAATAACGGTTCGATTCCTGAAGGTTACACAATTAACCACTTCTTGACCGACACCAATGCTTGGTTCTTGACCACAGACGTGCCTAACGGTATGAAGCACTTTGTCCGTACTCCGCTGCAAAACAGCATGGACGGTGATTTCGACACCGGCAACGTCCGTTACAAGTCTCGTGAGCGTTACAGCTTCGGCTGGTCTGACCCTCTGGGCATGTACGGCTCCGCTGGGGCCTAATAAAAAGGGAGCTTCGGCTCCCTTTTTTGTTGCATTTATTTTTGGATGGTGTATAAACACGTCATTCCGGGGTCATCCCGTGCATTAGACAGTCCCGGCTGACGACATACAGACTAATGCACTCCACTTGTATGTAAGGAAACATCATGGCACGCACCTCGTTCTCCGGCCCAGTCGCATCCGCAAACGGCTTTATTGGTCCAATCGTTGGCGATGTAACAGGCACTGTTACAGGCAACCTTGACGCAACCGCAGGCTATGTTCAATTGACCACTGCTACTACGGCACAGATCGCTTCTGCTACTTCGACTGTAAACACTGTTGGCAAAGCCGCAGGTACTATTGTGTTTAACACCACACTGGGCACTCTGAAGATCGCTACTGGCGCTACCGCTACTAGCACTTGGGTCAACGCTGACGGCACCACCGCTGTTACGCCATCCTAATTAGGAGCATCCACCATGATGCAAACAGATGTAAAAGCCAAATCGCTAGATGCGTCTGGTAGTGTCTTTGGCGACCGTACTCGCGTACGTGGGTTAATTATTGAGCCCGGCGCAAGCGCAGGGAGTGTGACTATTAAAGACGGTGGAGCTTCTGGCACCACTATGTTTGTAGTCAACACTATCGCTAACGGTGAAACGTTCAATGTTTTAATCCCCGCTGAAGGGGTGCTGTGCGCCACAAACGCGTATGCAACATTAAGCAACGCTAAAGTCACGGTGTTCTATGGCTAAGAGTCCAGCATGGCAGAGGAAAGAAGGCAAGTCCGAGAAGGGCGGCTTGAACGCCAAGGGTCGGGCCTCCGCGAAAGCGCAAGGCATGAACTTGAAACCTCCCCAGCCAGAAGGCGGCTCACGGCGCGACTCTTTTTGTGCTCGGATGAGTGGCATGAAGAAGAAGCTAACCAGCGAGAAAACGGCAAACGACCCAAACTCGCGTATTAACAAGAGCCTGCGGGCGTGGAACTGCTGATATGGACTTGCCAGTCTGGAACACCGTTCTGTCGTTTGCTTCGGCGCTGCTTTTGTTTTGGGTGAAAATCTCCCATGACGAAGTCAAGCGCCTGTCTATTTTGTTGAGCAAGACTAGAGAAGAGCACTCCGACAAGTTCGTGACCAAGCAGGACATGCACAACGACATCAACCGGGTTCTGACTCGTTTGGATCGGCTTGAGGGCAAGATCGATGACTTCATGAAGGAGCAGCGAAGTGCCCTCAGTTAGCAAGAAGCAACACAATTTCATGGCGGCGGTGGCTAACAATCCGTCGTTCGCCAAGAAAGTAGGCGTCCCACAATCCGTGGGCAAAGAGTTCAACAATGCCGATAAAGGCAAAACTTTTAAAAGAGGTGGCGATATGGCTTCAAGTATGGGTAAACCCGTGATGAAAAAAGGTATGAGCACCGCCAAAGATGGCATGAAGAAACCTACTCCTATGGCTGATACAGCTATGGGCATGAAAAAAGGCGGCATGCCTATGAAAATGAAAGACGGCAAAAAAGTGCCTATCTTCATGGCTAAAGGCGGCGGCATTGAGTCTAAGGGCAAAACCAAAGGCAAGATGATCACCATGAAGAGCGGTGGCAAGACCTGCTAAGGAGTTCTCATGAACGACGAGATGATGAAAAAGAAAGGCCCTCGTGGCCTTGAAGACGGGGTCTATACAGAAGACTCTGGCCTGCCACCCCCTAAAGATATTGACGGCGGTTCGGCTCCCAAGCCACGACCAAAGCCCGGCAAGCCAAAGGCGTTCGCCAAAGGTGGCTCTACTGGCTCAGCTTCTAAGCGCGCTGATGGCTGCTGCACCAAAGGCAAGACTCGCGGGAAGATGGTGTAACTATGTTGGCATCCCGTGGTATGGGCGACATACGCGCCTCCAAAATGCCCAAGGGCGTGAAGAAAGCCCGACGGGATGACACTGACTTCACCCAGTACAAAGAGGGTGGTAAAGTAAACGCTGCTGGCAATTACACAAAGCCCGGTCTGCGCAAGCGGATTGTGTCGCAGGTGAAAGCCGCAGCAACGCAGGGCACTGGCGCAGGTCAGTGGTCGGCACGTAAAGCGCAGCTTGTTGCTAAGAAGTACAAAGCGGCTGGCGGGGGGTATCGAGATTGAAAGCGCCGCAGCAATCCCTTAAAGATTGGGGCGACCAGAAATGGAGAACCAAGAGTGGAAAACCGTCCAGCAAAACAGGCGAGCGCTACCTTCCAGAAGCTGCTATTAAAAGTCTCAGCCCTGCGGAATACGCTTCGACTACGCGTGCGAAACGCGCTGGAAAAAAAGCCGGAAAGCAATTTGTAGCGCAGCCTAAAGCAATCGCAAAGAAAACAGCAGGGTACAGATAATGGCCTCTACCTCAGGACTCTCTAACTTCAATCTAGACTTCAGCGAAATCGTTGAGGAAGCGTATGAGCGGGCGGGTCTTGAGGTTCGTACCGGCTATGAGTTTCGTACTGCACGTCGGTCCTTCAACATGCTGACGATTGAATGGGCTAACCGTGGCATCAATCTATGGACTATTGAGCAAGGCCAATTCGTAATGAATACGGGGCAAGGCGTCTATGCTTTGCCTAGTACCACGATTGATCTGTTGGATCAGGTTATCCGTACACAAGCAAGTACGCCCAATCAGATCGACATCAACATCAGCCGCATCTCTGAGTCAACGTACTCGACACTGCCGAACAAGCTGGCCCAAGGTCGTCCTATTCAGATGTGGATCAACCGCCAATCAAATGAAAGCTACCTGTCCGGCGCGACTGTAGCTACAGCGGTGCTATCGACAGATACAACCATCACTCTTAGCTCTACCGCTAGTCTCCCAGCCACAGGATTTATCACAATTGGCTCGGAGACAATTTACTACGCGAACGTCAGCGGCAATCAATTGCTGAACTGCTATCGCGGCCAGTACAACGGCACTACCAATACAACCGCCGCGAACCATTTAGTGGGCGCAGCCGTAACGATCAATAACCTCACGTCTGTAAACGTGTGGCCTACCCCTAACGCCCCCGGAGATCAATACGTGTTTGTCTACTGGCGCATGCGCCGCATGCAGGACGTAGGTAACGGCGTCAACGTGCAGGACATTCCATTCCGTCTAATCCCATGCATGGTGGCTGGCCTAGCGTACTACGTCGGCTCTAAGCGCCCTGACGTGCCTATGGAGCGTATCGCCATGCTCAAGGCCGCATACGAAGAACAATGGACACTAGCGTCGCAAGAAGACCGAGAGAAGGCTCCGGCTCGTTATGTGCCAAGGCATTCGTTCTACAGGTGATGTATGACGAGTAGATATTCCTCAGGCAAGTATTCAATCGCTCAGTGTGACCGCTGCGATGAGCGGTTCATGCTGAAAGATTTGAAGAAAGAAGTTATTAAGACACGCCTGTTCAATTTGAAAGTGTGTCCCGAGTGCTGGGACCCTGACCATCCTCAATTGCAGTTGGGCATGTACCCAGTGGATGACCCACAAGCTGTACGAGAGCCCCGTCCTGATGTAAGCTATACACAGTCGGGAACTAGCGGTCTACAGATTCTGTTGACTAACAGCACTGCCCCAGATGGTTTTGGGTTTCCAAACCAAGGCAGTCGTGATATCCAGTGGGGCTGGAACCCTGTAGGGGGGTCAAGAGGTTTTGATGATCTTTTGACACCAAATAATTTGGTGTTGAACGCGGAAATTGGTACAGTCACCATATTGACAACGTAAGGAGCTTAAAATGGACAAGAAAGATTTGGCGCAGGACAAGAAGACGGCAGCCGGGGCTGTGCATGCGCACGAGAGGGCTAAGCACAAAGGCCAGCCATTGACAAAATTGGCTAAGGGCGGCAAGACAAACTCTCAGATGAAAACTCTGGGGCGTGGTCTGGCCAAAGTAGCTAATCAAAAGAAATCATCCTTCACATACAAAAAAGGTGGTTGATATGGCTAAATTCAGTCAGAAACAAGGCGGCAAAGAAGTCGGCAGTGCTGAAGTCTATGCGCCACCACATACCATGTCTGGCGGCAAAGTTGAGTTGGGTAACGGCTACAGCGGCTCTAAACCAACTCGCGCAGATTCGGTAAACATGTCTGTTGGCAACATTAACCGTAATGGTTATAACCCCGACGTAAAGACAACTGGTATCAAAATTCGTGGTACTGGCTGCGCCACTAAAGGCGTAATGGCTCGCGGCCCAATGGCCTGATACGAACATGAACTACACCGAGTTGACCGCTGCGATCTGCGATTACACGCAGAACTTTGAACAGGACTTTGTTGCAAACATCCCGGTGTTTGTTCAGCAGGCCGAGCAGCGCATCTTCAACACGGTGCAGTTTCCGTCTATCCGCAAGAACGTCACGGGAACCATGTCAGCCAACAACAAGTACCTGTCATGCCCCGAAGATTTTTTGGCAACGTACTCGATTGCAGTCATTGATGCCACAGGCGCTTACGAGTACTTGCTTAACAAAGACGTGAACTTCATCCGGCAGGCGTACCCAACACCCACGGCAACAGGTATCCCCAAGTACTACGCCCTGTTTGGGCCGACGACCTCTAGCACCGTGATCACGGATGAGCTGTCGTTCATACTGGGTCCAACCCCTGACACAAACTACGCTGTTGAGCTACACTACTATTACTACCCCGAGTCAATCTCGGTGGCAGCAGATGGACGCACTTGGTTGGGTGATAACTTTGACACCGTGCTGCTGTACGGCTCGCTGGTTGAGGCGATCACATTTATGAAGGGCGAAGCCGACATGGTTGCTTTGTACGACGGCAAGTACAAGGAAGCTCTTGGTTTGGCCAAGCGTCTGGGCGATGGCATGGAGCGTCAGGACGCTTACCGCTCTGGGCAGTACCGACAGGCGGTGACTTGATATGGCGTTTGACCAAACTCTCACCACGCAGTCCAAGCTGGTTGCACTGCAGGCTCTGGCTACGGGTACGCTCAAGATGGCCCTGTACACCGCCAATGCAGACCTTGGTGCAGGCACGCTGGTGTACAGCACAGCCAACGAAGTTGTGGGTACAGGCTACACCGCTGGGGGCAATGTACTGACCAACGTGACGGTTCAACAGTCTGGCACAACGGCGTTTTTGGACTTCGACAACGTGGTTTGGAGCCCAGCCAACTTTACAGCGCGTGGAGCGCTCATCTACAATACAAGCCTTGGCAATCTTGCTGTGGCGGTATTGGATTTTGGTGCTGATAAAACGGCAACCACTTCTTTCACTGTGCAGATTCCCGCAAACACGGTAACGTCTGCTCTTATTCGCTTCTCATAAGGAAAACCCATGGCATTAGTGAACACGACAAAAGGCGAGATGGACGAATCATTGCTTGAAAAGCGTGAGGGAACCGTTGATAATAGTAACGAGTTAACCACGTGGGTGGAGTACTGGTTAGGAGAAGAGCTTGTCCACAGGTCAGCTCATGTTAGTTTAAAGCAACCCGCTACCTCTGCTGACGCAGAAGCAGCTTCCATCGTGTAAGGAAAAATCATGGCTAATACTCAAGCAATGTGCACTTCGTTTATGGGCGAGCTGATGACCGCCACCCATAACTTTGGTGTCGCACCCATCCGCGCAGCTACAACTGTTGACAGCTTTAAAGCCGCGTTGTATTTGGCCTCGGCCACGGTCAACGCTGCTACAACTGTGTACAGCTCCACAGGTGAAGTGACAGGAACAAACTACACCGCAGGTGGCGTGGCCGTGACCATGGGCACACCGCCCACGGCGACGAACAGCTCTGCTACCGCTGGCGTGGCGTTTGTTACGCCTTCGGCTTCAATTACGTACACCAACGTGACCTTGTCCACAGCGTTTGATGCAGTGTTGTTGTACAACTCTTCGCAGTCGAATAAAGCAGTCAGTGTCCATACGTTTGGTAGCCAGACCATCACTGCAGGTACATTTACCCTGACTATGCCTAGCAACACCACGACCACTGCCTTGCTGCGTTTGGCAACTACCTAATTAGGGCGGCGGGTAGTTCCGCCGAGTAGCCAATGTTCGGCAACTCCGCCTTCTCCGAAGCGCCGTTTTCTTCGCTTGCGGGGCAGACGGTCGTCATTGCTCTTACAGGCGTTCAGTCTTCTGGCGCTGTAGGGACCGCCGTTGCCAACCCACAAATAGCTGAAAACGGGGTAGCCGCAACGGGGGCGGTTGGCTCCGTCACGATGGGGGCGCGTACGGTCGCCCTTACCGGCGCTTCCGCCCAAGGACAAGTTGGCTTAGTTGCTGAGACGACTAGCGTCGCCCTTACCGGCGTATCGGCTTTTGGCGCAGTTGGATCAGTCACCGAAACCAACAACCCCACAGAAGACGGCAATCAGGCCGCTGGTGCTGTCGGGTCTGTTGCTTCGTCTCGCGCTATTGCGCTGTCTGGTGTATCAGCTGCTGGAGCTACCGGGTCTGTAACCGCTACTACCTCTCAAGACGCGGCCCTCACCGGCGTATCGGCTTCCGGCGCAGTTGGATCAGTCACCGAAACCAACAACCCCACAGAAGACGGCAATCAAGCATCAGGTGCTGTTGGTTCTGTTGCTTCTTCTCGGGCGGTGGCGCTGTCAGGGGTCTCCGCTTCTGGCGCAGCAGGCTCGGTCAGCGAAGCAAGTTCTATTGCTCTAACCGGCGTATCTGCCGCAGGTGCTGCCGGATCAGTCACAGAAACAAACAACCCCACAGAAGACGGCAATCAAGCGAACGGGGCGGTTGGCTCTGTCGCCTCCTCTCGTTCGGTAGCTATCACAGGCGTCACGACTTCCGGCGCTGTGGGCACTGTCGCTACTTCACTCACGCAAGTACTTACAGGGGTCTCCGCTTCTGGGGCCACGGGGCTAGTTGGCATAGGCAGGAGCATATCTGGCGTTTCCGCTTCTGGGGCGGTAGGGTCAGTTACAGAAACAAACAGCCCCACAGAGGACGGCAATCAAGCGAACGGGGCGGTAGGCACTATTGCTTCTTCACGTTCTGTTGCTCTTACGGGGGTCTCCGCTTCTGGTGCGGTAGGCACTGTTGCCGAAACAAGCTCTATTGCGCTTATCGGTGTTTCTGCTTCTGGCGCAGTAGGCTCCGTTAGCACTTCTCAGGCTATCTCAGGTGTCTCAGCATCGGGCGCTGCCGGATCAGTCACAGAAACTAACAGCCCTACAGAAGACGGCAATCAGGCAAACGGCGCTGTTGGCACTGTCACCTCTTCTCGTTCTGTGGCCATTTCGGGCGTTTCTGCCGCAGGCGCTGTTGGTTCTGTTGTTGAGACAAGCACAATCAGTTTGTCGGGAGTATCTGCCGCAGGCGAAGTCGGATCAGTTACTGAGACAAACAACCCTACCGAAAACGGAAACCAAGCGAACGGCGCTGTTGGGTCTGTTGCATCCTCTCGGACTGTAGCCATCACTGGTGTGTCAGCCTCTGGCGCTGCTGGTTCTGTTGTTGAGACAAGCACAATCGCCTTGACAGGGGCAGCGGCCACTGGCGCTGCCGGAAATGTTGGGTTTACAGAGTCCTTTGCCCTCACCGGCGTCGCAGCTTCCGGCGCGGTAGGCTCTGTAGTCGCGTCACGTTCTGTGGCCCTCACCGGCGTCGCAGCTTCCGGCGCGGTAGGCTCTGTAACCGCCAGCAGCGCCCAAAGCGCGTCTCTTACGGGCGTATCTGCCGCAGGCGCTGCCGGATCAGTTACTGAGACAAACAACCCTACCGAAAACGGAAACCAAGCGAACGGCGCTGTTGGGTCTGTTGCCTCTTCGCGTTCTGTTGCCCTTACCGGCGTATCGGCCACGGGCAGCGCGGGCACCGTCGCCCTTACCAAGTCATTTGCGCTTACTGGCGTTGCCGCTTCCGGAGCAGTTGGTTCTGTTGGCACTTCTCAAGCGGTGTCAGGAGTAGCTGCAACAGGTGCCGCAGGCACTGTGGCTACCTCACGCACTGCCGCCCTCACCGGCGTCGCAGCCTCCGCAAATGTAGGTTCCGTTATTGAGACAAACAACCCCACAGAAGACGGCAATCAAGCGAACGGTGCGGTCGGCACTGTGGGAAGCAGCATCGTAGTTGCTTTGACAGGGGTAGGCGCAGCAGGTGCGACGGGCGTAGTTGTACCCTCACAGGCTGTTATCCTCAACCTCACCGGCGTAAGTGGCCAAGGCAGTGTAGGCACTGTCCAAAGCTCGGCACTGTTGCAGCTGATTGGCGTAAATGCTGCTGGTCAGATAACTTCTCCGGGGGTCAACAGGGATACGCTAGTAACTGGAAACGCCGCTGCTGGTCTGGTAGGATCAACAACCCCTGCGTCTTCTCCAATGCTGGGGGGTGTTGAAGCCTCTGGCGCGGCAGGCAGCGTGGTGTTTGGCAAGTCGGCGGCGCTCACGGGCGTGGACGCAACTGGCAGCGCAGGCGACGTTGAATTCGCTAAGGTACAGGCGCTTTCGGGCGTGGGCGCAGCAGGTTTAGTAGGCATGGTCTCCGTTGGTGATCGGACGGTGGCCCTGACAGGTGTGGGCGCAGTTGGGGGCACTGGAGAGGTGATCGCCGTCTACTGGAAAGTAATAGATGACACCCAAGTGCCCGACTGGCAAAATGTCACAAACTCTCAATCCCCCGACTGGCAAAATGTCACAAACTCTCAATCCCCCGACTGGCAAGATGTCGAGATGGTTTTGTAAGGAATAAAAATGGCACTTGTAGTTAAAGACCGCGTAAAAGAAACTACCACCACAACGGGTACTGGAACAATCACGCTTGCTGGCGCATCGGTTGGTTTTCAGTCTTTTTCAGCCGTCGGAAATAGCAACACCACTTACTACACGATTGCAAGCCAGACCGGGAGCGACTGGGAAGTAGGCATCGGTACATACACGGCCTCTGGCACAACGCTGTCCCGAGACACTGTACTGGAGTCAAGCAATGGCGGCTCCTTGGTAAATTTTGGTGCGGGCGCAAAAGATGTTTTTGTTACGTATCCTGCGGATTATTCGTTTAACACCAACCAAGTTCTCCCCGCTACAAGTGGCGGCACCGGAGCGACAACTCTGACGGGGTATGTGTTCGGTAACGGCACAGGGGCGTTCACCGCGTCCGCCAGCATCCCCAACTCAGCCACGACAGCAACCAGCGCAAACACGGCAAGTGCAATCGTTGCACGCGATGCTTCGGGTAACTTCAGCGCAGGCACGATCACTGCGGCGCTGTCGGGGAACGCGACGACCGCCACAACTGCCACAACTGCCACCACTGCAAACGCCCTGAATACGGCAAACGCTTATTCAGGCACGGTGTTCAGGTCCAGCAACGGCATTACAGTCAACAGCGCAACAATTTCAGCAAACTACACAATCGCTGCAGGCGACAACGGCATGAGCGCGGGACCTGTTACCGTCAATTCCGGCATCACAGTTACAGTTTCCAGCGGCTCACGCTGGGTTGTCCTATAAGGAGCAAACATGAGTTTAATTTTAAGCGGCACTGATGGCGTTGCGGACGTTGACGGCAGCGCAGCAACCCCTGCGATTCGTGGCACTGATGCCAACACAGGCATCTTTTTCCCTGCTGCTGACACCATTGCGTTTGCAGAGGGGGGTGCTGAAGTTGCAAGGT